AGTGGACGCAGCCAGAATTCACCGCATCGAGGGCGCAGACCTGTCACAGCTAATAGAGACAATCTGGACGCTCACAGCGGCTATCTCTGGTGTCTCTCGCACGCCTCAGTACCATTTGCGCCCGCTGGGAGGCAGCGAAATTCCTTCGGGCGAAGCCCTCAAAATGCTGGAATCCGGGCTGGTCAAGCGCGCCGAGGAGCGGCAGCTTTTCTTCGGGCAAGCGTGGGAGGATGTGTGTGGGCTGGCGTACCGGGTAGCTCAGACGTTCGGGAACGTGCCCAGCGTGGCCGGGGCAGAACTCACAATCGATGTGCAATGGGCCGATGCGAACGTGCGTAATGAGGCGGTAGAGATTGGCGTGGCCGAGGGCTTGCAGCGGCTGGAAGTGCCGAAAGAAATTGTGTGGCAGCGGGCGGGCCTGACGCCTGAGCAGATCGCCAAAGCCAAAGAGCAGGCACGCAGTGACCGAGTGGCGGACGTGGCGGCTATGGCAAGTGCAATTCAGCTTCAGGCCACGCGCAACGCACCGCAGACGAATCCACAGAGAGGGGTGGTATAAGATGGGCGAACCAATCAAACTACCTGACGGGCGCATAGCCTACGGACGGGCGCAAGCGGCTTGGATGACAGAGCATCGGGAGGAACTCGCCAGCGAACCGGCGAACCTAGTCACGCCGACGCTACCACCGGCTGAATCCGTATCATTTCAGTCTGTGCGCGGAATCGGGCCACAAATCGAGGCGGCGCTTTACAACGAGGGCATTCTGACTTGGGAGGATGTCCTGATGGCCGGTGTGGTGGAACTTGATCGGCGCATTTCCGGGCTAGGAATGAGCCGGGCGCGGACGCTCTTTGATATGGCGCAACGGGAAGCGGAATAATGCCACCCCTCCTACTGGCTGCAATCGAAGCCGGGCTACTGAGTCAAGCCGACGCCGACACACTGGCCCGCCAGCTTGACCCGGAACTTGCCCGCGCCTGGGCCGAGCAGCTATTGGAGCAGAGGTTCACCGGCGCTTTGTCGGCGCAACAGAGCAGGCTGATTGAACTTATCCGGGCCAGCGACTTCAAGCCGACAGCGGCGCAACTGAACACATTCTGGGACAAAGAATCGGAGCTACTCTGGGCCGACGTAGGGCCGGATGTCCTGGACATTGTGTCAGAACGGGCTGCGGTGTCTGCGGTTACGGCGGGGATAAACTGGGAGAAGATAAATCAGAGCGTTATCGACTGGGCCGAAGATTACTACATCAACGCCGACCTGGACATTCCCGGCAGTGTGGGCCAGTTGAACCTGACAGCACGGACACAGTTTCAGAAAGCCTTCGTCCAGTGGCAGCGGGGGGAGTTGGAGAACGTGGTGGCCGAGGGCGGATTGCCACAACTCATTGACGCGCTGATCCCGACGTTTGGGCCGGTGCGCGCAAGCAGAATCGCAACCACTGAAACCACCCGTCTCTTTTCCCAGACGACCCTTTTCGTTGAAAGGGCCAATGAGGACACAACCCACTTTCGTTTCTTCACCGCAAACGACGAATTGGTGTGTCCTATTTGCGCTCCGCTTAATGGTAAGGTAGTAGAGAAAAACAGTAGCGGATTTGGAGGGATAGGCTGGCCGCCATTGCACGTAAATTGCCGCTGTGAAATTTCAGCCGAGACAGCCCTAACCCTGGCGGCGGATGAACCGCAAGCCGCGCCGGATATGCAGCCGGAAGCGAAATTTGTCGCTAGACTGTCTAGTGAGTACACGCCTGACCAGTTGGAGGCAATCTGGGAAGAAGTTGGCACTTGGGAGGCGGATAGACGAGCTATTGCACGGCAGGCGGTAGACGACATTACTGCCCGGCGTTCTCCATTTGACGGCATGATTTTTGAAAAGGAAACCCGTGTGGAGGGTATTGCATCCTATCGCTTCTTGGATGATAGGGTTGCGCTTGTTAACAATTTTGCAACCAGGGCATCCGGTGGGCGCGAGATGCTTAGTCAATTGCAGAATAAGATAAAGGCGGAATTCCTAGAGTTTCACGCTACGGTCTCCGCACGTTCGTACTATGAACGGATCGGGGCTGAATTAGTGCCCGGTACAGCGAATGTGTATAGGTGGAAAGCGGTGACCTAATGTCCGAAGTCAGCATAACCATTGACGACAGCGAAGTGCGTGCCCTGCTGAAGCGTACGCCGGGCAACGTTAAAAAGGCGATGCGAGCGGCTATGAACGACAGCACTGCCCTGTTGCTCCGCGATATGAAGACATACCCACCTGCCCCGGCAAACAGTACCTACAAGCGCACGCGCACCCTGGGCCGTTCGTGGAGTCGCACGTTCAACGACGAGCGGGGCGAAGTGGGCAGCAATAGCAATATAGCGCCGTATAATCGTCTTGTGCAGGATGCTGATTTTCAGGCCAGGATACACAAGCGCACAGGCTGGCAAACCGTTCAGTCTGTAGCGGCCAAACGCAAGCCGCAAATCGTCAAATTCTTCCAGGAACGGCTGCGCCACCATGTCAAATGAGATGCTAAACAAGTACTTGCTAAATGGCGATAATGGTGCTATGCTATCGGTAAGCCAGTTAGAGCAGCTAGAGCGTGACCTGATCGCCCTGCTCTACAGCATTTGGCGACTGACCGGCAAGAGCAAGAAGATCGTCAAAGTCAAAGAACAGGCAACCCATGGACCGACGTGAATTTTTGCCAGTCAAGACACAGGCAAGGGGAGTATCTGTCTTGCCTAATTTGGCAGGGCCATTGGTCAGAAGTTAAGACCCGACCGCAGAATAACCAACCCGTAGCCTGACCTTACATTTATTGATAAGCGGCGGCACGCTTAGGAGTTGACTCCTAGACGTGCCGCCTTTTTTTGTTCACGTCCCACCGGACGGTAAAAACAGGGAGCATAGAATGGCAGAGCAAATAGCAGTGCAGGAGGCTGAAGCGCCTGACGTAGCCGAGACCAACACGGACGCCGCCACCGGGACAGAAGAAAAGGCGGAATCGGTCGCAGCATTTACGCAGGCGGATGTGGACAGAATTGTAGCCGAACGCCTACAGCGCGCAGAACGCAAGGCCGCCGACGCCGCTGCCAAAGCGCAAGCCGAAGCAGAAAAACGAGCGGCAGAGGAACAGGGCAAATGGAAAGAGCTTTACGAGAAGACCCAGGCAGAAGTTGAAGCCGAGCGAACCGCCCGGCGTGGCCTGGAACTGGCGACGCTCAAAGAGCGGGTAGCGCGGGCGGTGGGACTGCCTGAAAAACTGGCAACCCGGCTGCAAGGCGAGGACGAAGAAAGTTTGACCGCCGACGCAAAGAGCATTCTGGCCGACCTGCCCAAGCCGACCGCACCGAACATCAACAGCGGTACAGGCAGCGGAACGGGCACACCAGTCGGCGGGCGTTACGGTGGAATGTCGAAAGAAGAATTGGCAGCGACTTACGGATTGAATCCGAAGTACCTGCCTAGCTAAGAGAGGATAGGACAAATGGCACTTGCAAGAGAAACAGATGCCACATTGGTTAAGCCGTTGGAGGGAGCAGTCATCCGGCGCTTCACCGCGGGCAGTACGATTGAGGCGGGGGAAGCTGTGGCAATGGCAAGCGACGGCGCGATTGACCCGGCTGACACAAGTGCGATTACCCTGGCAATGGCCCTGGGGATTGCGCTTGGCCCGAACGATTACGTGGCGGGCGACCGGGTGGACGTAGTGACCTATGGCCCGGTTGTCTGCATGACCGGCGCGACTATCGGCGATGTGGTCTACGCCACCGACACCGCAGGCGAGCCGTCGCACACCGCCGGGACAAAGACCGCCATTCTGGGGATGCCAGAGAGCGCTACTGTGCTCTATGTCAATCCGCAGTGGGTTAGCCAGAGCTAAGAGGAGAAACTACTATGGCACTGGGACCGAGAGACACAGGGCAGTTGGTCATGTTGACCGGCTGGGACGCTACGGCGCTCCGCAACTATCAACTGGAAGACGGCACAACTTTTGCCGCAATTGTCGCGCAGATGAACGCTGCGCTGGGCGGGCTGGCCGGGGAACTGGTGGGCGATCCGCTGTGGGCCGGGCTGGTCAGTTACACCGACCAGCCTGACCTGGAATACCGGGTTGGCACATCTAACGGGATGGAACTTTTCACCGAGTACGGGCGGCCAGACGCGCAGCGGGCGGCCACCGAAGGGCACATGCTGCCCCTACAAGCGTTTGACCGGGGCTTGGGCTGGACGTGGAATTACCTGCGCCGGGCGCGGGCGTCACAGGTTCAGGCCGATATTGCCGACGCCATCAAAGATGTCAAGGATCGCTGGCGGGTGTCCATCCTGACCCGGCTGTTCAAGCGGGGCGATGACAGTGGCGCAGCGAAGGGTCTAGGCAGCGGCGGCCTGAGTCCGGGCTTTGCCACGACAGCGGCTTCGACCGGCGTTGACTTCGTACCTCCTACTGTCGGCGGCACTTCGTTTACCAGCACCCACGAGCACTACGTCGGGATCACCGGCGGTGACTTCACCGCTGCCGTATTCACCGACGCCAAAGACGAACTCCGGGAACACGGCCACGAACCGCCCTACGAATTTATCATCAGCCCGACCGACGAGGCTGAAGTCCGCGCCCTGACTGGCTTCGTCGAAACGGCGTCCAGTCTGATCGCCTATGGAGCAATGCAGGATACCGCCCGCCTGAATCCGATGCAGGATAGCAACGGCGGCTACTATATCGGCACGATCAGCGACTTCGCCGTGCGGGTTGTGCGTGGCGTTCCTCAGTACTACGGGTTTGGCTGGAAGTCCTACGGGGCAAACAGCCAGCGCAACCCGCTGCGGATTCGTCTGGCGAAGGGCGAGTCTCGGCCAATGGTCACGGCCTTCCCTGACCCACGTTCGGGCGCTGGGGCGGTCTACCCGCTTCAGTACATGATGCTTTTCACCGAGTTCGGTGTGGGCGTCGGGGATCGCACGAACGGCACAGCGCGCTACACCAACTCCGCTACCTGGAGTGACGGTACACCGACCTAAAGGAGGCTGACAATGGCAAATGAACAAACAGTCGGCCAGTCTCTCCGAAGTCTGGCGAACATCAACCCGGACACGCTCACAGAGTTGGCCGATTCAATCTCTCAGACCGAGTTGGACTATCTGGATGGCGTGACGGCGGGAACGCAGGCGGCGGGTAAGGCAGTCGTGGCCGATGCCAACGTCAATATCGGGGTTGTGAAGGCAACCGAGTTGCATATTGGTGTGTCTGGTTCTGAGGTAAAGGTAAACGCCACGCCCGCCGAGATCAACAACGCAGCCGACGTAAGTGCCCGTGTGCAGGAGTTGACCGTATCCGGCGCTGTGACAGCCGGAGTGCAGTCGGTGGAACTCAATCACGCCACAGTCGTTGTGGCGGCCACGATTGCCGACGCTGCGAATCACCAGGGCTTGTTTGTGGTCAAGGATACATCGGCCACGGGCATAGCGGCGCATACGCTGACCCTGACCGCGGGCACGTTCAACGGTACAAACAACGTGGCGACGTTCGACGCACGAGACGAAGCGCTTATTGTCTACTTCGACAGCACGGGGCGGGGACAGGTGATCGCCAACATCGGCACGGTTGGATTGAGCTAAGGCGGCTGGCTATGGCATATGGGTCTGAAACTGGAGTCGAAGCGCTTGTGCCAGCCGCTGGCCTGATAGACGGGTCAAGTGTCCCGACTACCACACAACTATCCGCTTGGCTTGACGAAGGGGCGGCACGGATTGACAGGGTACTCAGTTCCGCTGGGTACTCTGTCCCTGTGTCCTCCGGGGCGGGCGTCTATGCCGAGTTGCGGGCGCTCAATAACCTGTACGCCGGGGCGTATGTCCTGCGGGCGCGTGGCCTGGACAGAATGCAAGGCACGGAAGAAAACCGCTCCGATGTATGGCTGGCAGAGTTTGCCAGCGTTCTAACGTCTCTGGCAAACTCCAATCTTGTGGCGGCTGGGGCGTCTCTTGTAACTACGGTTACAACCGGACGGCGGCGAATTCGCAGCGTGCAGACCCGTCGCATAGATGGTTACAGCGCAGAGAATGAGACCGCCGTATCCGCCTACGACTATCCGAGCGTATAGCTATGGCACTGGCAACGATGGCGGCAATCTATGGCGCGTTGAAAACTACACTGGCGACCGTGAGCGGCGTTGACCAGTCATCGACCAGCGAATATCTTCCCCCTATCCAGACAGCCAACACAGCCCTGATCATTACCCCGTTTGGCAAAGAGTCCCGGTTTGGAATCGAATCGTTCGCTGACACATCGGCCAGTTGGCAGGCGCATCGAATCCGCTGCGAATTCTGGACAAAGCATACCGGGGCAAATGCAACCACAATGAGCAGGGCCTGGGATATCGGCAGCGCGGCGGTGACGGTGTTGCTGGCAAATCAGACATTGGGCGGCGTGATTGATACGATAGGTTTCTTCGACGGCAACGGCGGATTTGACTTTGAGATTGACGCTATCACCGATGATGAGATGATAGAGATTGCCGGTGTGCCGTATCTGCGCACGGTGGTCAATGTGCCATTATCCGATTTTGCATAGGAGAGTACGATGCGTGTTTTCTTCGACTGTGAGTTTACGGGATTACACCAAAGCACAACGCTAATTAGCATCGGTCTGGTCAGCGAAGATGGACAGCAGCTTTATTGCGAATTGGATGATTACGACCTGGCACAAGTCGATGATTGGATTCGGAAAAATGTCACAAACCATCTGTGGATACAGCAGCCTGCCGCAATTATGCCACTCGATGATGTAGCGATGGGCACGGAATACGTGGTTGACAACGCTCCCGGCGTGGCTGAGGCCATTCGCAAGTGGCTTTCGCAGTGGGATAGCGTGGAGATGTGGAGCGACGTATACGCCTATGACTGGATGCTATTCTGCAATTTGTTCGGCGGAGCATTCAACATTCCTGGCAACGTCTACTACATTCCCTTCGACCTGGCTACTCTGCTCTGGGCCAAAGGCGAAGATCCCGACGTGAATCGAGAACAGTTTGCCGGGATAACTGGCAATAAGCACAATGCTCTGCATGATGCGCTGGTAATCAAAGCGTGTTTTGAGAAGCTGATAAAGAAACCGTAGGAGCATCCAATGGCAGTAGCAGCGCGGTACACACGATTCCTATTTGGCGATGCAACGGCGGCCTTCGATTTTTCCGGCGATTCCAACAATCTGTCTGTGGCCCTGACGGTTGCGCCACTGCAAAATACCGGTTTTCAGGCTACGGCGGAAACCTACATTGCCGGGCTGACAACCGGGATGATTACACAGGCTGGCTACTACAGCGGCAAGGGGGCGGGCTACATCGAGCAGGAGACGCACGCCCGGCTGGGCACTGCTACGGCTATGTATGTGGCGGCCCTATTCGGTACGAATACAGCGGGCTGTCCCGCCTATGTGACCACACAATCCTGGGGACAGCAGTTCAATATGGACATGCCCCTGGACAATCTGATTCAGTTGTCCTCAGAATGGCCGTCCAGCGGGCAGATGATTCGTGGGCTGCGCCTGACCAGCGTTGCCACGCAAACGATTTCAGCGACGGGGGAACTGAGCAGTGTGGATTTTGGCGCGGCGGGCAGTGCCGGTGGTATGGGATATCTCTTTATCACGGCCATCACCGGCACGGCGACCGGGGCAACGATTGATATTGAAAGTTCTGCCACGGAAGGCGGCGTATATGCCAGCGAGGGCACATTCACGTTCAGTAGCGTTGGCGTGCAGGTTGTGACAATGAGCGGCACGGTCAATCGGTGGTTACGGCTGAATACAACATCGATGGGGGGCAGTACGAATTTCACGGTGATGGCAATAGCCGGTCTGTCCGGCGTAAGCATGTAAGGAGTTTTTACTAATGGCAAATTTGAAATCAGCAGGCAACGTCACGGTGGTCTATGGTGGTGACACCCTGACGAACTATCTCAACACGGCAAGTCTGAACGCCGTTGTCAACCAGATTGACACGACGGATTTCGGAGACAGTAACGCCACAACCAGCATCGCCGGGCTGGGCGATTGGGAAGTCCCAATCGGCGGGCCGTGGGATGCTGCTCTCGACGCCTTTCTCGCGCCGGATGTGATTGCTCCGCCGACTACGCTCAATACCCTGGTGGTCACCATCGGGGGCGTGGTCTTTACGTGGACGACCAACACGTTCCTGACCGGGTACACGATCAATGCCTCTGCCCCAGCGGATGGGATCACCTGGTCTGCCACAATCAAGGGTTCTGGCGCACCGGTGCGGAGTTAAGACAATGCCCCTACGCTACACATGTTCGCTGGAAGGGCTGGAAGAAAACTGGGTTGACGTGAACCCGGTCTGGACGCGCAAAGAGATGCGGGATTGGGTTGCCACGCAAAACATCGAAGAGATCGTGGCCTTCTGGCACAAGAAAATTGTGGCCTGTCACATCGAAACGATTGACGGCGAACCCATCACAGACCCGACACAGATTACGATGGAACTGGTGGACAATGCCCTGGACGTGCGGCTGGTGGACTTCCTCAGCGGCGTGCTGTCCTGGGCCTGTGTCCACGTAAAGTCATTGGGTTTAGCGAGCGGGCGTCTATCGTCAGATATTGCCGAGAAAAAGACGACGACGAAAGTGGAGTAAGTCCCGCTGAATCGCTGATTGACTCTTGGCTGTTGCACCGTTTCCCTGGCAGATTCCTGGAAGAAATTGACGCCATTGATTATGCGCGGCATATGCGGGCCTGGGAAGCGGAACGCATCGAATCAATTGAGGAAAGGCGGGCGGCTGATTTGAGTCTGAGCAATCTCACAGATTCCGAGAAGGCCGCCGTTTTGCGTCACGATAACGACCTGAGAGAGACAGATGGCTAACGAATCCAAAGTCGGGATAGTCATATCGGGAAAGAACGAATCTGCCAATGCCTTCAAGCAGGTTGACAGCCAACTTGTCAGCCTGCAAAAGTCTGTGGGCGGGCTGATCAAGGGCGCGGGTTTGGCCGCGCTTGCGGCTGGGCTGCTGGAAGTGGGCAAGGCCGCCTTTCAGTTGGCGCGGGATGCGGCAATGGTGGACGAAGTGCGAGTCGCCTTTGATGATTTGGCGCGGGGCGTCGGCGCTTCCGGCGATAGGATGCTATCTGCTTTGTCAGCGGCGGCTAAAGGCACGATCAGTCAACAGGCGTTGATGCTGGCGTCCAATAAGGCAATGCTGCTCGGAGTTGCTGACACCGCCGACGAAATGTCGCAATTGATGCAGGTGGCGATTGCACGCGGGAACGCTATGGGCCTATCCACCGAACAGGCGTTCTCCGATTTAGTCACAGGTATCGGGCGTATGAGTCCGCTAATTCTGGACAATCTGGGTATTGTCACCGGTGGCGAAAAGGTTTTTGACAACTACGCTGCCAGCCTGGGCCGCACGGCGGAATCCTTGACTGATTTGGAGAAAAAGCAAGCGCTGGTCAATTTGGCGGTTTCATCGTCCGCCGATTTGGTAGAAAATCTAGCAAGTCAAGGCGATACGGCGGCTGAAGCATTCCAGCGGATGGACGCGGCGGCGGCCAATGCGAAAGATGCACTTGGTACTTTAATTTCTCCGGCTGCGGCGGCACTGGCAAATGCCTACGCCAATGATTTGAAAATCATTGCCGATATGGTAAATAAAATAGCGGGTGCGCCGATAAGCCAATCCGGATCGCAAGACGAACTATTTGCCAGCGGTGCAAAGCTCACCGACTTGGCAAAACAGATTGCCGACATCAACGCGCTTCTGGCGGACCCCGCTCCACTCCAAAACAACGTCGGTCTGACTATTGTCCTGAATGATTTGCAATCCAAAATTGCAGATGTGGCAGCCGAGTACAACACGGCGGCGGCGGCGCTGGGCACTCCTCTGATTGACACGGCGGCGCTGTCTACCGGCGTCGTACAGTTTACGGAAGTCAGTCAGGCGGCGGCGATTGCAATAATGAGCCTGGGCGATTCCACCGATTCTACCGTTCCGGCCATCGGCCATCTGGCAAATATGGCGGCACAAGCAGCACCGAATCTGGCAATTCTACGCGGACAGATTCTCGACTTGGTGGAAGCGGAGCGGGCACTTGTTTCGATAGCAGACGCGGCGAAAGGCGCGCTGGAATCCTCATTCAAGGGCAAGGTGTCCGAGTTGGGCGTATCCGGTGCGCTGTCCGGTTTTCAGGCGGCCAATGCCGAGGTGCAGGCAACAATTATCTCGCTGAAGGCACAAGGCAAAACACAAGAAGAAATCGATTTCACGGTTGCCGGAATCGTTGACCGCTGGCGGGATGTGAACAGCCAACTCGGAAAGACAAGCACAGCCGTTGCACAGGTGGACAGTGCTTTCGAGGAGCTCAAATCCAAAGTCGCCAGCGTGCTATCCGGCGCTTTGAACGTGGATGTGGGCGTCAACGCCGACGACCTGCTACCCCGTCAGGATGCAATCAACGAAGACGCACGGCGGCTGGCAGACGTGGCGGTGAACGGGTTTGCGAGTCCCTGGGCCGACTACCTCAACAACAAATTCCCGGAACTGTTCGGTGGCGCTTTCGAGGGCGGCGACCTGAAGACAGCAGCGGCCAAAGCGCTCAAGGATTTTGAGGATGGACTGAAGCCGCAACTCATAGACAAGGACAAGGCCAAAGAGCGGGTCAAGCGTATGATTCTGGGCGATGCGAGTATGGCAGAGTTGGCGGCGCAAGTCACAGCCGAACTGCAAGCCGAAATGGGCGGCAACGCACCGGCAGACCTGGCGGCCAAAGTACAGGCTGCGCTGGGCGGCGGCGGCACGGGGGGGGCGGAGGCTGGCGCTGATTTCGCCAACACTACGCTGGACGCCGTGATTACATCAGATGTGGGCGGCAATATGGTGGCGACTGTCGTCAATCAGGCAGCCAACAAAGCGGCTTTGCTGAAGACAAGCGGCGCATCCAACGGCAAGCTATGGGGAGATGCGTTTTTGGGCACGGTGCGCGAGGGCGTGCCCGGTGCGCTGGTTGCTATCCTGGTCAGTCTGGTATTGCCGGAAATTCTGGCGAAACTGGCGGCGAGCAAATCCGCTGCGGGGACGGTAGACTGATATGGCAGCCACACAACCAGTCCTGGCCGGTACGACACTGGCCCATCCGAAAGAGGAAAGCGGATTCACCGAGCGGGTGATGTTTCGTGGCACGTCCGTTGAAATGGCAAGCGGCGCTCAGAGTACTGATTTGGTTGTCAGTGGCGCAAAGAAAGCCTTTGTCATATCCTGGCAAGCCATCACAGCGGCGGAAAAGGCGGATATTATTACGGCGTACACAGCAATCAAAGAATCTTCCGGCTCTTTCACCAGTCCAGACTCGACGGTCTACACGGTGACACGCGACGGCGACGCAGAGATAGAATTTGAGTATGTGCTGACGGCGGGCGGGAACTTTCGCTACAATGCGAGTTTGCGGCTGAGGGAGGTTTAGGGATGGCTGTATCTGGATGGACGGCTTTGAGATTGATTTTGCTGACAACACAGCGGGTTTGTGGGATGCTTTCGCCGAGGCCAGCATGGGCCTCGGAGACCTGTATTATACTGCCACGAATGCCCGCACCGGGGGCGGTTGTCTGCGGGTGCAATCTTCCGCATCTTCTCTGTACCGCTATATAAGCAAGACACTGCCATCTACCTACACAGAATTATACATCGGGTTCGGTTTTTATTGGGCGTCTTCTCAGGCTTTGGCCACCAGCTCATCCACCAGCACGGTGGGCCTGTTGACGCTGTTGTCAAGCACCGCGACCCAGCAGATTACGTTGGGAATCAACAAATCAACCCATGTGATCGATGTTTACAGAGGCACAAATCGGGATACGTTGTTGGGGTCTAGTGGTTCAGCCGTGGCAGCGGATACCATGCACTATATCGAGTTGCGCGTTGTCATTAGCGATACGGTGGGCGTGGTACAGGTGAAACTGAACGGAACAACCGAAATCAACTTGTCTAGTCAGGATACCAACAACGCCGGGGGCGGTGACATCAAGACGATCCGGATTGGCTCGGTGTGGAACGGCAGCCCCGCCCAGGGCGGGGCTATCGACGCCTACTTCGATGACTTCATCGTCAACGACACCACCGGCACGGTTTCCAACTCCTGGCCCACCGGCGCTGGCATCGAGAAACTAGTGCCCAACGCCGACGGCAACTACACCGCCTGGACAAGCACCGGTGGGGCTGTGGACTACACCGAAATTGACGACGTAGCCACCTACGGCAACCTGCCCGACGATGACACCACGACTATTTTGAGCGCCACGACTGGACAGCGCACATCCGTCAACCTGACCAACACCACGCTGGCCGGTTCGGTGGAGGCGGTGATGCTGCTGTCCTATGCCAAGAACAGTGCAGCGGGCGCTGACCAGATGGCGCAATTTGTCAGACTATCCAGCACGGACTACGATGAGACAGCCTTTGTGCCCGCCACCACCTACGGTTGGCAAAAAGACATCCTGACACTAAATCCGGCCACCAGCGCACGCTGGCTAACCAGTGAGATAGACGGTATGGAGCAAGGCTGGAAGCGAGTGACATAGGATGGCAGACAGCACAGTTAGCGCCGGGCTTGCCTATACCGCTACAGTAGCGACTGCCAACAGCACAGTCAGCGCCGGGCTTGCCTATATCGCTACAGTAGAGACTGCCAACAGCACAGTCAGCGCCAGCACAGTCAGCGCCAGCACAACCTATGTGGCTACCGTTGGCACTGGCAACAGCGTTGTATCGGCCTCTTTCGTTTACGTGGCGATCTGGGTCTCTGGCCCGCGTAAAGTCGCTGGCAATGTCACGGTCACGCTAAACAGCGTGGACATTACGGCCTACATCGACAATTCCCGGCTGGAAGGCATACTCAAAACATTTCAGTCAACCGTGTTTTCATCGACAGCGCAGACGTACATCCCGACCACCGGGGTTTGGGCCTTCCCGCTGGGCGGCAAGTGGGACATCGTAGCGGACGGGATACTATTCCCGATTGTCAGCCAAAAAACGGAAGTGCCGTTCGTGGTGGGCTTTGACACAGTGAGTTACACGTGGGCGGCGGCGTTGCTGGTGGATTATCGGGTAGAAGCACCTACACCACGGGATGCGATCCAGTGGCTGGGGGCGGTGGCAGCGCAGGGAGCGCCGACGAGGAGTTAAGAAGCAGAATGAAGCATAGGAATTGGCACGCCTAATCCGACGTAGGCGGGCAAAGAGAAACCCGGCTGGTTAGGCCGGGTTCGGGGGACGTTACAAATTGTATCCCTTTTGTTTCAAGTATTCGGCAGCCCTATCTGCGCGAGCCTTGTTACTTCCCGCTAACGCTACGATGGCGTTAGCTTCCCCGCGGACGGTTTTATTTTCTCCGTCCGCACGTAAAACCGTAACGATTTTACGTGATTTCTCGATTCGGTCTGTAGCGTCCATGTATTCATCGAATTCTGTCGGCAAACCATACTTATCAAATTCATTGAAAGGCCGCTGTGAAACTTTTTCCTCCGTGCAATGGCGACGTTGCCATTCTGTAACCAGAGGACTATTGCCTTTGAGTTCAATTTTTTTGCCTATCGTAAAAAGTTCGACTTTCATCGTTCATTCTCCTGTGTAGTGGTGTCCGGGGTCTCGTGTGCCCCGCCTGTGAGAATAGTATATCATACATTTAGGCAGAATATATTAACAGTTTTATACGATTCCCCTACGAAATAGGCTAGTCTTTTGACCCGACTAATCCAATGGGACTTACGCATCGATTGGAATATGGATGGCACATACACCGATGAATCAGCCTACCTGATTTCGGCGGATGGAGGTATGCGCCTTGCCAACCCAGAGGATTCTATCACCTCCGGGCGGGGTATTGTGGATAGCGCCAGCATCACGCTGGACAATGCGACCGGGCGATTCAGTCCGCTCAACACGGCTTCTGCCATCACTGCCGACATTGCCAACGGCGGCGCTTACCATATCCCGATGTATTTGCGGGTGTCGGTGGACGGTGTGCCAAACTACAGCCGGGTCTTTACGGGTGTCCTGAAAATCCCGTCTGAGTTGGGCGCAACTTCCCGCCAGCATCCAACCGTGACCTTTGAGTGCCGGTCGTGGGATGAGGTGATTCTACAACAGAGAGTCAGCACGTTGCAATCCGCTTTTGTGGCTATCTACGATGATGGCTACACA